AGCAGTCATTAATACAATGAAGGATTTCTAATGTCATACTATAAAGATCAAATTCTTGAAGAACTGGTGCAGGTAAAGCGTCCGGGTATACCTGAATTAATTAAGTACCTTGAAGAAAGTGACTTCTTCACCGCACCAGCCTCAACACGATATCACGATTCGGAACCTGGAGGTTTGACATACCATAGCTGGACTGTTTTCAGATTGTTCAAGCATAAAAATGGTATTTATAAACTCGACCTACCTGGGGATACTATCCGTATAGCAGGATTATTACACGACGCATGTAAAATAAATTATTACAAAATGGGTAAAAAGTGGTACAAGGACGAATCCACGAATTGGAAGTGGGCTCAACAAGACGTATGGCAAGTAGAAGATCAATTCCCAGTAGGCCACGGAGAAAAATCCGTTATTGTACTACAGAAATATATTGCGCTTACTGAGGTAGAAATTTTATTGATCCGTTGGCATATGTCTTCGTTTGATGCTGCTACACATTTCTACCCACATAAATTTGCTTTTAATGATGCCTTAGAAAAATGTCCCGGTATAGTAGCTTTAGCTTCGGCTGATTGGGAATCGAGAATAGTACCTGAGGAAGGGGCTTCGAATGGATGAGTTTCAAGGCTTACACAGCGGGCTATTTCGATGGCGAGGGCTCCATTCAGATTACAGTAGATTATACATTACGTATTTCGATAGGGAATACGTGCCTATCTACAATAAAGTGGCTACATTCAATCTGGGGCGGGAATCTTTATGAATTTCGAGCTCCCACTTCAAAAAGAAGGGTTTTACGTTTGAATTTAAGCGGTAGCGCAGCTGCAAACTTTTTATATGAGATATTACCCTATTTACACGATAAAAAGCGCCGAGCATTATTAGTATTGAGTTTTTACAGGTATAAAAGGTTGTATAAACTTGGTAGAGGAAGCAGAAGTCCTAGAGACAAAAAAATACTTAAACGTCGTGAAGCTTATAAAAAGTCTTTAAGCGTTTTAAATCATAGGTAAAAACCTTTCGGAAAATACATAATAAAGGCTCTCGATTAAATTTTAATTTTAAATTTTGTATAATTATATAGAGAATAATCTTACTGTAACGAAGGAGGTTTTGAAAATGGCCGTGAATAAGTATGGTGTCGATATCGACGATCTCAGACAAGAGATGAAAGATATCGAGAGACGATCTGCGCGGGGTCCTTATTGGACGCCTCAAGTAGGTAAGAACGTTGTACGTGTTCTACCCGCCTCAGCGGAGGGGAAACCTTTCTATCACAAGGTGTGGGGACATTGGGTGCGTTCGAAAAGCACTTCTTTTCCATGCCTCAGTAAAATGAAGGGCGAGAAATGCGCCCTTTGCGAGGAGGTAGATAGGCTCCGCGAAGCTGGCGATCGTAAAAAGGCTAGCGGACTTAACGCATCCGCGCGTTACTACCTGCAGCTTGTTGATCGTAAGGCTCCCGAAAACGGAGTGCAAATTTTCAATACCGGTGCGACGGTATTCAAGGGTATTGTCGCTCTCCTCGATGACGAGGATTGGGGTCCAGGTTTGCTGGACATAAAGACGGGTTACGACATCGTTATCGAGCGCGTCGGAGAAGGTCTCGATACCACGTATCCATCCATTCGGGCTCGGAAAGATCCTTCACCATCAGAAATTTCTATCGAGGCCCTCCTCAATCTCGAAGATATCATCGATTACTATACCTACGATGAAATGCACGCTGTTGTCGCGGGTGAAGCTACCTCGTCGGCCCCTGCAGAGGCTCCACCCATTGAGGCTTCATCCGATACAGAAAGCAACGAGAAATCGCCGCCGGCGAAAAAGGGAAAGCCGGAGTGTTACAAGAAGTACAATCCTGATGACGAAAAATGTAAAGCCTGTGAGTACAATTTCGATTGCGAAATCGATACACCGGCCTCTTAATATGGTGAGTACCATCAGTAAGCTAGCCGGAAGTATATTGCTTCTATACGCGGTTTATTACGCTTTTACTAATCTATTCGGGATACTTCCTCCCCCAGCGGATCGCTGTAAACGTAGCATCTGGGAGATAGCGAATTGGACAATGGCTTTCGTGCGAACAACTTTAATTGCTTGTATCGGACTTATACTTTTACATTTGATATAAGGAGGTAATTTCATGATCGGCAGGAAGAGAGAGGAAGAGGTAGCAAAGGTAGCAGAGGACGCACGTGATACGGATGTGGTGGAAACAGAAACGCAGCCCGAGCCTCCCGCACGCACTGCCTCTGAAGATGTGCGTATCATTCAAGAAATGCTTAAACAACTTTTGCCCACAGCGCAGGAAGATCCTGTATCTATCAGCCGTATTCCTGAGCACTGCGCGGCAATTATGTCAGCAGCTTTGAACCTTGAATGGTTCGGACATACTGGAGGTAAGCAACCTCCGGGCAAGGAGCACGCTACGAATGTTATCGCTGTACGCATTTTCAATCTGGATATGACGCTCGCGGAATTTTTCGAGAAGGTACGGGGAATCTTACAGCGCGTCGAAAAATAATCAGCAACCTCCTGGTGTCAGTACGCCGCTTATATGTATTTATACGCTCTCATAGGCGGCGTACTTTTTAACTCTAAAAGTTTCATCTACTCCTGAAGTTCTTAGCCTAAAAGACTTTAAAAGATGGTTTACAAAGTTAAATCTCGATATTTAAAGTTTAATGGGTATATTTTAGAATCTTACGTAATAACATTAATAGTAATAGGGACAAAGTAAATTACTTTGTATGTACTTGGTAAAATAATACAATTTTTAAGTAGATTTGAAAAAAGGTTGTGCTTGTGAAAATACCCAGAACAAAAATTGTGAATCCTTCCGTATTCTTTGGGTTGGACATTATGGTGCGCAATGCTGGTATCGTGGGTATTAATGCTGAAGGCGATAAGGTCATATCCGAGATATGGGACTGTCCTCTTAAAGGTATTAAACGCGTAAATTTTTACTACGAACGCTTCTTAGAACTTATTTCGCAATATCCAAATGCTTATTATGGCCTAGAAGATTACGCTTATGGCAAAGGGGGGAAAAATTCACGTTCAGTTTTTACCATAGGTGAAATCACTGGTGTATATAAAATGCATTTATACAGAACACGCATGCCTTTATTTATATTTGGTATAGGACAAATCAAGAAATTTTTTACTAGTAGCGGAAATGCCCCCAAAGAAGATATGATTGATAAAGCTTTAGACATGATCGATTGGATACCAACACCCAAATTAAAAAAAGATATTAATCCTATTTCTCATATAGCAGATGCTTATGCAATCTCACTTATGACACGCTACTATGCATGTGGTAGTACCTCGACTCTAGAAGCGGCACAAATAAGTTGGTTGGAGGCGCACAATGCCGGAGAGTTTAATATTCGGTAACGAATTTAAATTAACTCTTCTGGCCCTTATTCTTAAGGATAAAAATGTAGTTACTAAATTAAGACATTTGAAAGATTTATCTCATGTATTTGAGGATGATCTTTCGAAGGCGTGTGTAGATATAATATTTGCTTTTTATAAGGAATATGATAATTTACCTACGCAAGAGCAACTACTATTTGAACTTGAGAAAAGAGGCCACGTTCAAGTACAAAAGGCAATTCAAGCAGCCCTTAATGTAGAAGTAGAAAACCCTGATTGGTATACCCAACAAGTATACGAATTTATACAGCAACAAAATTTTAAAAATAACCTCGTTAAAGCTGCCTCGGCCCTTGAAAAGGGAGATTTCGATAAGGCCACTTCGATAATCCAAGCTACCTCAAAATTATCACGTTCCAGTTCAAATTCAGGTTTAAATTTATTCGCTTCTATTGGAGAGCCTTACACTGAAGATGTACGTAAGGTAGCTACTTCTATCGAACCTCTTGATGAAGCTTTAGGCGGTGGTTTAGGCCTCGGTGAGCTAGGTCTTATAATGGCTCCTCCAGGCGTAGGTAAAAGTATGATGTTATGCTATTTAGGGAAGCAAGCAGTTTTACATAACTATAAGGTAGCACACTTTACATTCGAACTCTCTGCGGAGCGAACTCGCATGAGGTACGAAGCGAGTCTATCCGAAATTCCTATAAATGAATTGCGTATACGTTTTGAAGAAAAGTGTAAACGTATACATAAACTCAATTCTGACAACAAATTTGATAATAGTATTTACATAGTCGAATATCCAACTAAAACTTGCCCCATTGCTAAAATACAAACGCATCTTGATATGCTAGCCGACCAAGATTTTGTACCCGATTTAGTCATTGTCGATTATCTAGATCTTATTATGTGGGATCGAAGTATGGACAAACGCGATGGCTTAGGTGCAAATACGGAAGGCCTTCGTATGATCGCCGCAGAAAGAAAAATTCCGGTATGGAGTGCCACACAAACGAATAGAACTGCGGTGGATAAAATTATTTATGGGATGGAAAATGTTTCAGAATCCTTCGAAAAAGTAATGATTACAGATGTCATTATAACTATATGCCAAACAGAGGATGAGCATAAAAATAATACATGGCGTTTATTTGTTGCGAAGAATCGTAATAATAGGAAGGGTCAAGAAATAGAAAGTGAATACGATTTTGCTACTATGAATTTAGACATACGCAGTAGCGCATTAAATGCTGGAGGTTAAACATGATAAGTTTACCGGAAAGCATTTTTGATATAACTAATGATATACGCATAAATACTTATACGGCTGATACAAAAGTTGAGGCTTATCTACGGTCAAAACTTAATATAATCGAAATACCTAGTGCGGAGAGTTGTACATTAGCTAATATACCTATAGGCCTCACAAAAGAAGTATCTATAAAAACTGATATGAGCACGTATAGACGCGAAGAAATATTTTATATAGGTGAGCATGTAATTATGCAAACGCTTCTTACTATCGATAACGAGGGACGTATTACGTTAGACATAAGAGATTGAGATGTCCTATTTTAACATCGAAAAATTCGTAGAAACTAGTGAGTCTATCGAAAGACGCTCCAACGCAAATGAAATGTGTTTCACATGCCCTTTTTGTGAGGCGGATGGTAAATTTTATGTAAACCGTTCAACATTAAAATATTTCTGTCAAGTATGTAATTCCGGGGGAGGGCCTCGAAAAGACCTTAGCAATAACATACGTCTGGTGCCTCCAGCCACGCTACAGTTAATTCGAGTCCCTCCCGGATATATAGAGCTGATGCCCCAGCCAAAAAATATATTTCATTCTTTAATACGTGAAAAGCCTCTTATTAGAAATCTCTTGCGGGATAAAAATTTTCGTTGGGAAGACTTGCAAGGTTGGGAATTAGGCTATTGTACGCATGGGGCTTTCGAAGACCGTCTTGTTATACTTGTACATTTTAACGGACGTTTAGTAGCGTTACAGGCACGTACTTTAAATAATGCAAAACCCAAATACAAGAACCGCGCGGGTTCAGGTGTTTATGCTCAAATTTTTTATAATTGGGACCGGGCTAAACATTATAATCATATCGTAATTGTAGAAGGGCTTTTCGACGCGATGCGCGTCGGTTTCAATGCAATCGCGACAATGGGTACTGCTTTATCGACATATAGAGTAGACCTTATCAATCGCTTACATCCAAAACGTATTACGCTTGTATTCGATCCAGATCGCGCAGGCAAACGCGGTATGTATCAAGCCTCACGTAAAATATTTCCTACCATAGACGTTTGCAACGTTACTCTCCCAAAAGAAAAGGACCCCGCTGATATGAATCGCGAGGTCCTTCTAAAACTAATCGCTGAAGCTCAAAAGGTTACGTTAGCACAACTCTTTTAGGCCCCATCTTCCAGAACTGCATCGACATCTCCCAGAACTTCATCGACGACTTCGAACAGCTCATCAATGAGCTTATCGTCATAAGGTGTCGGCGATTTTGCGACGGCGTCACGGAGTTCAGCTTCGAATTCGTTCACCGCAAAGGACATGATCCGCACGATCCGGACGACGGTTGCATTCTCTGCACCGGTATTGTACAGCATCAGGAGAACGTTGGAGATGTAGCCCATAACCATCAAAAAAACCGGATTCAGACCGGATGAGGCGACTGCGGTGAACTTCGCTGCCAGGATTTTGAATTTCTCATTCATGATGTTACTCCTTTTTTTGAATTCTTGCCTTATGGCATTAAGAGGCTACTACGCCTCTATAATTCTATTAAGAATAGGTACTTCTAAAAGTTTTGGATGATATATTTTGTGCCCGTACAGTCCATCTTCACCGCGACAATCTCCATGGTCGGCGAATACAAAAATATGTATAGGTTTCGGTAACAGTGACAATAATTTTGGAAAATGGCTATCTACATAGTGTATTGCGGGCATCTGACCTCTGAATGAATAGGGCATATGTGTATCCGAAATATTTATAAAGAAGAATAATTTTTCTTTCTTAGGTAACAATAAACCTTCCATGTACGCTAATTGGTTCTCAAATGCTCCGGAAACTTTTTCGGAGAAATCCGTTTGCCAATGAATTCCATCTTTAAAAAATTGTCGCCAAATTTCTCGCGATAAACACGCACGAGTATCAAACCAACTAACCCCGCCTATACCGACGGTTTCGTAGCCTAAGCTTTCTAAAGCTTTCACAAAATTAACATCATCATGTATACGATAATGATGTCGTATGCCCAAACCTGGATGGTGTGTACGCACGTTAAATACTTGAAACCAACGCTCGGTTTTATAATTATAGATTCCGGGCTTCGTACTTTGCGGAAGCCATGCGTTATGAAATAATGCAAGATGTACAGGTAGCGTAAACCATCCACAAGACCATGCTTGCGTAAATTTACCTAATTTATCTATATTAGGCGTTAACGCTTTATATGCGATATCGTAACGAAGAGAGTCCAATACAATAAAAGCGATATTTATAGGCTCTTTACGTAGATCTACGTTATAACGCATCCCGCACTCTTTTCTTTTCGCGCAAACATTTATCCAAGGCAGTCCCAGATGCTCCGAGTACTGTGAGGCCGAAGCCTACCCAAAAACTATCCGCTTTAATACCCGCTAACACTGCCGCGGGTATTTGCGGGATAAATGCACGCAAGAATCTTCGCAAGACCGATATTTTAGCATAGCGAGGTAAAGGCGTTCGAACTGTTTTGTCGAACGCCTTTATACGCTGTAGCGTTTTACTTTCGGCCACTACCTTGACCCGTTTTACGCGTAGTAGGACATCCACCGCGTCCTTGATTGGCTCGTGTACCTTTACCCGAACCGTCCCGTTTCGGAACACTTTTTGTCGCCACCGTAGTTATCTCCCTATTTTTACATTATGATATCGTATTCATTATTTTATTGTAAAACTCTTTTATAGTGGTAGCGTTCCAGATATAGAATCTACCTTTAAAATTTAACATCGCCTTGGGCTTCTTAGAGTTCAAATAGCTGGGTATAGATACATGTATAAATCTTGTACGATAATCATCTGTTATATATAATATAACTTGATGCCAGTTATGTTGAAGATGCACTTCGATAAAATCGAATGCTTGTATTAGCAAGTTATTATTATACGTGGGATCTAAAAAACCCCAATCAGCAGCCTCGCATAAAACATGCTGTGAAGTTTTACTACCTCCGATTTTAGTATTTAACTCTTGAGAACGTTTTCCGGACGTAATAGCCATAGGACATTGAAATTTATCACGTACAGGTTGTAGGAGTAGCTTGGCGATGAAAAAACTCTTATACTTTTCAAGGGCATCGAAAGTAATCTGCGAGGCTAGCTCTGGATATTGTTCTGACGCCGCGAACTCGTCTAAATAGAAATTATCCGTAAGCTTAATAGGTTTTACGCGGGCTTCTTTTGACATCGTAATGCTCCTTCCAAATACGCATAAATTATCTTTCAATAGCAAATACATCATAGCGCATGACATATCCGTAAGCCTTGGCTGTTTCATCGTATAATTGCTGCGCGGTTAATCTAATAGTTAGCACAGCGAACATCTCAATCGCTTCGATACGAGCGTTAGCCAATTGAGTTTCCAAAGTATTTAAGATTTTGCTGGCTTCATCATAACCATCGGTCGACCAACCCCATATTTGTAAAGTTCCATCGAAAGTTTCTTTCGTACGACCTACGGCATGCCCCTGTAAAACTTCCAAGTTCGCGCAGGGGTATACAGGATTGGATACCTTCGCGAGCTCAGACGGATAAAAACGATCCTCAATTAAATCGCGTACTGCTTGCGCGTCGAGTCCGTAGTAGCGTACTGCATTATACAATTTGCGAACGTCCATTAGAAAGCTCCTGTAAGAAAACCTACGAGGATGAGTCCTCCAAGTGTGCCAGCCCCGATCCCAACACCCGTCCAGAATTTGGACTTAGGCTTGGGAATCTTCTCAAAATATTCTTTAATAAGATTTTCTTTATGGGGCGTTATACTTAAATTATTCTCAAAATACTTTGCGGGCATAAATCCGTAGGCTTTTACAACGGATTCTACATCCACCAAAGATCTACCCTCAGTGCCTAGTAATACCTCACGAAATGTTTTTTGCGATACTATAAGTTCCGTGGGAGATACCTCAGATGGTACAAACGTAGTATCAGGACCAATCTTCGCTGGAAGTTCTTCAACATCGCTTTCCAACTCCCCAATACGTTCGATTAACTCGGCCATTTCTACTTTCCACGTTGTATCAGGAGGTACGGGAGCGAATCGTACAAGAACTTCATCGGGGATATGATCCCAAACGGGCTTTTCAACGATAACCTCAATCTTTCGAGGTTTGACAAAGTATAAAACCGTGAAAAATGATAATACAATTAAAAGTACCGTATAAATTATAGTAGACCATTTCATTTTATTTTACCTCCTACACGCTTAAAGGTTTACTTTCTAACAAGAATATAGGTTTGAATATCATCTTACCCACATGACCTGCATAAACGTCTCCGAAATATTTTTGCTCAAATCTTCTATCCCATTTAACCGCCACCCAGTATTCATAATCGTAATGTGGTTGCAACCATACAAAAGCCGCTTCGGATAAAAGTAATCTATAATACTCAGTCTGAGCATCGAGATAATCATATTCCAATACGAAATTAGGTGCCCAACCTTTAACGTATTCTTTTAAAGTACCATCTACAAGACGCGCTGAAGACATAATATCTTCATCGTAGATAGGCTCATTTTTATTCGGATTATATGGAAATTCCGAATATAAATCTGTCGTAATACTTCTACAGGAAACTTTATCTATATAAGTATCATTCGCGTAACTGCCTCCAGCCACCGCAAAAATATCGACATTAAATGCTTGTAAAGTAGACGTCGTAAAAGCAAAGACTCCGAAAAAATGTTTATAGTCTGCCGTAATAACTTTCGTCTGCGCTGCAAGGGATTCATCTACAGCGGATATTAATACACTACAAGTTGCAGCAGCAGCACCCTTAACATAGAAAGATAACGCATAAGATCTTCCAGCCAACGCCGAAGATTCCTGTATTGCATATCGAGCTCTAGAACGCGATACTTGCGCTCCAGCGTCTACGATTTTACATGAATAATCTCCCCAGAAAGTATCAGAGTCTAATACACGCGAAATTTTACTTGCGCTAGGCGAACCAGCCCATCCATTAGTATTAGCCTCAAAACTTTGATTGGCAATAAGTTCAGAGCCGCAAATAAGAAATCGTGGGCGGCCTGACCCTCCGAGAACTGTCGACCAGTTAAGACTCATGACTTTCCAATCCTTTTATACTGAGTTTGCCTGTTTTAGATGATAATCTTAATTCTGCAAGTACCCATTTACGGTCTCTATTTAAAGGATAAAAACGTGTCGGGTATAACAATTGTACTATATCAAATGGATCTAAAAAGGGTGCAAAAGGTAATACCTGAGTTAAAGCTTTTCGTTCGCGTCCAAATTTACATAAAAGCATATCAGCAGCATGCCCCGATAAATTCTGTATCTGTATAAAAGGATTACTATCTAATGCAAGGGTCCTTTGTTCACCCCTCGCAACACCTCGTATTGTTTCACCGCTCTCATTTTCAAATGCCCAACTTACGGTAACTTTATCGTAACAATGCTCCCAACGCTTAGGTACTGGACCCGGCTCAGCATAGGCAGCAATACCCATCGTAGGATCTATTGTAAAAGGTTTGTCAATAGTACCTCGACCCTCCCATACATAATAAGTAGCTATTACAGGGTCGGCTTCTGTACCAGAGGCATCCGTTCCTCTAAAAACTACAATGAATGGATCTGAAGGTATAGAATCTACTAATGTAAGAGTTATAAGAACATCTCGTATTGTACCCGTTAAAGTTAAGGTAGCGTTTACATCCGTAGGATTAGCTTGTGTATAAACAAATCCAAAAGCTTCTACTTGTATAGAGGCCCAATCGACGTCAATATATGTTATCGGATTGTATTTTAAATGTATAGATACAGATGTTAAATTACTTAACGTTTGATCCGTAGTGGGTAAGAGATCCTCAAAATAAGGTCTGCCTTGTATGTAAGGTTTAGTTGTTAAACCTCCATAGGCACCTATATCATGCATAGGACCGAGTTTACCCATATAAAACTCAGAGTAGGGACTTAACCGATCATCGTATCTATCCGGACTACCTATGTTAATCAGCTTAGAATCCCCAGACTCTAAATAGCCGAAACCCATTTGAATAAGCTTTTCATACAAATCATCCCATGCAAGTTCGTGCGTAGTCACCAATATAAAACCTAATGCGGTCCATGCTATATATGGAAAAGTAGCGTTAAATTCATGAAAAGGTCCGTAGGATAATTGCGTAATCGTATTAATCCAGTTAGAATCTTTAGATAAATCTTTATGCAGTATATGTAAAGGCGTTTTATACAAAGGAACATCACGCCCATCAAGAAAATCGTCTCTACGTGTATAACCATCATCATAATCCCACGTAGATGAATACCAGTTACCTCCTTGCTTCCACTTCAAAAAAGGTCTATTCACGCCTAGCATCGAATTAGGAATTACCGTGACGGCTCCAACATAAACGTGTTTATACTTAAAGGGATTGATTGCTACGTCAACATCTTTAAGCATAAATACATAAGGGCCTTGATGAGAACCTCCTTCACCGCTACTCCACGTATAATATCCAAAAGCTAAGCGATTCATCCCGTACGCCGCATATACGACTCCAGAACCTACTGACCATCCTTCAGTACTAATTCCATACAAACGTTGCGTTATACCTTCACTAGCCCACATGCGTGTTTCATGTGTAGTAGTATTAGATTCAGTAGCCGAGGCTCCTGAATCTTCATAATGGCGCGGTGTAGGACAATCCTCGAAATTGCAATAACTAAACGTAAGTTTTTGATTTGTTAGTAAATAGGATATGTATTCATTAATAGTTTGAAATGCACAATCATTTACGATGTGTTGCCCGGAGTTGGATTGTATTCTTATCACAATATTAAGCTGTGCGAAGGTACAATTACGTATTAAAATACCTTGTGAGCCTACCACATCACAATTTATTCCTATAGGCCAGTTACCGCTATAATCGTTACGTCCGGGTCCTATAATAGCAACTTGTTCTAATTGTACGCCTAAAGCATTTTTATAATAAATAAGGGGTCTATAAGTTTTACCTACGGGCTGAGCATTTACACCCCAATATCTAAATACGATACGTTTTATATGTAAAAGAGCACTCGCGTTATCTACTTCGATAATTTGATGCGCCCTATATACATGACCTATTTCTACAACAGGCAACGAGCCTTGTGCATCGACACGACCTTCAATAAGCAAACTTTTATTACATGGAATCCCCGTAGTAGTATCAGGTACTGATATTATATGAGTACCCGGCATTACGATAATTGTATCACCATCGTTCGCGGATATTATAACGGCGCCTAAATCGTCACCGGTATAAGGATATACGTAATGCGTAGCCATTATAAATGTAGATCCTTTATTTTTATAGTGTTATCTTCGTGCACACGCATATGCATTCCGAGGGGCGCACATAAATGTTCGAACATCTCGCGCCCATTCATATCAGACAGATCTGCATACTGAATACGCGGATAAAATGTACTGCTTATCTGAAAAATATTACCCTTATGAGG